CCACAGCCGGTCGGAGTGCTGAGGCGTGTAGAGCCGCGCCTCCGTCTCGGTGTAGAACACGCGGCGGCGATCGCGGTCGATGAACCGGCTTACGCCTTCGATGACCTTTTCCAGCTCAGTATCATCGAGCAAGTCGCCGAACTCGATCCCTAGTCGCCCCTTGAGCTGGGCAAGCGTGCAGTAGCCGTTCGTGATCGTCATTTCTCGGTGGCTTCCTCGATGGCCTTATCCGCGGGTGGCTTTCGCAGCGAGCGCCGCGGCGGCTTCGGGATCTCGAAACAGCTGTGGCTGTCACGCATTAGCCACGCACCGAGTTCCTCAGAGACCTCGATGGTCTCGCCCGCTCGATAGTTGTGCTCACGATTCTGATAGTCCCGTTTCACCTTGAGCTTCATACTGTCCTCCTGTGGGAGGGTGGGGCGCCCGTTATCGAGCGCCCGGGTCTCCCTGTTAGCTGTTGTCGTAGCCGGACAGGCAATACCAGTCGTCGCCTTCCCAGATCAGGAACAGAGTGTCCCCTGCGCCCAGAGCCACATCAGCTTTGCACTCAACATTCCCGCCGGTCCCGTCGATCGTGATAATATCTGATGCGTTTGTGTTCATCAGGATCAACAGATCGCCGACGCTCGATCCGTCTGCAACAGCCTCACTCGTTGAGGTCGTCACGGCGCCGCTACTCTCAAGGGGTTGGAATGTCCCGGTTGGCGTGATGGTTGCGCCCGCAGTAACCGAGATAGCCGTCTGAGCGCCGATGCTCAAGAAGTTTCCGGTGGTCACATTGCCCGCAGTCGCCAGGTTCCCCGTGGCCCCGTCGGCGTGAAACTTCTGCGTGCTGTGATCGTCCGAATACATGTAGAGGTCCGCGCCGTTGAACAGATAGACATCATCGCGCGAGTCGATACTGATGCGCTCCCGCACAGCCTGTGCGCCGATCGACGTGACCGGCTCGGGCGCCTGCGTCTCGAAGATCGGCAGAGGTACGCTGATCTCAAAAACCATCGCAAACAGCAGCACCAGGGCGACAACCGCACTGAGGCCGAATCTCAGCCACTTGTTCGTGTCCTTGAATCCTTCCATCGTATGTTTCTCCCTCCTGTGTTAGGTGGGGCTCGGTATTGCTACGTCACCCCACCATACTGAGCGCCGATTATACGAGGATGTTGTAGATCCCCGCGCTGTGATCGCTGGTCCGGTCGTAGGCGGCCACGCCCAGCCGGAAGCTGGCGACCATGATGGTCTGTCGCTTCTGAATGTCGCGGTCGACCTCGATCAACAGGCCACGCCAGCTGCCGACCTTCCACATGCGCTTGTTGACGATCGCGATCTGGCCCAGCGTGTTGCCCGTGCTGTCAACCATACCGTCGGCCATCGTCTTGCTCATGCTCTCGCTCACGATGATCGGGACCCCCCGATAGGCGGCCAGCTGGCCGGTGAGCACCGTGGCGCCCGCGCCGAACTTGTCGACCGTGATCACGGTGTCCAGGTTCAGCAGGCCCTTGAGATAGGTCGACGCATCAGCGACCATGAACGTGTCGTCGGGGTTGACCGCGTACTTGCCCATCTTGGAAAGCGCGCCCACGATGTCCGTGTCGGTCAGCGCGTCGCCGCCGGCGTTCACAGCCTGGTCGGTGTCATCGACCAGATAGTAGTGCCGGATACCGTCCTGCCCCGCCGTGCGCCAGTGGTCGTAGGCGTCGCCGTCGGCGTTGTCGTGCTCGTTGATGTTGTTGGCGTCGGTGGAGTCGGCATTGAGCACGAAGAAGTCCATCTCCTCAGCCGCCTTGCGCACCAGCTCCGCGCGAAGGTTGGGCAGCATCGGGACGATCGAGTCCTCATCCAGCGTGTAGCTCCAGTCGACCTCAGCCAGGAGCTCGGTAGCGGTGAGGATGCTCTGCGCGGTCGTCGGGTTGCTGGCCGCCTGAACCGCGGTGTTCTCCGTGCCGACGTAGAAGGTGAACGTGCTCCAGATCGGGATGTGGTAGGGGTTGGAGGGCATGGGCAGCATCGGGCCCAGCGCCTGCACGATCTTGCTCTGCAGGTAGACCTGTTGCCAGATCTCGCTGCCCATCAGCGTCGGGACGAAGTCATCGCCCGAGCCGTCGGTCGTGCTGTCCATCGCCTTGAGCAGCTCAGCGCTCGGGGCCTTGCCCGCGGCCTGCATGTGCCGCTTGAGGATCCACAGATCCAGCGCGTCGCAGCCCCTGAATCGGCCTTCTTCGACGATGCGCGCAACCTTGCGCGTCGGTGCTCCGACATCCTGAAACTCGCCCATCCGCTTCGGTTCCGGCTTGGGTTGTGCGGCCTGAAAGTCGGCCATCATCTCCTGGAACGCGGTCTTGATTGCGTCCATGTCTACGGTCGCGGGGTCCTCGCGGTGCTCCTTGACCGTCGTGGTCAATTCCTGCATTGCCTGCAGGATGGCATCCATTTCCTCAGACATTGATCTCTCCTTGTACGTGTGATCTGATTGCTGCGATAAACTCGGTTAGTGCGTCCCTCAGTTCCGGCCCTAGTTTGATGTCGTTAGCGACTCTTTCCGGTTCCGGGTCCGCGTGGGTCTCAGGAGCCTGGCCGGGCTCCTGTTGATCCTGTTTTTCGGGCTCGCTGAGCCCCTTGACTGCCAACCTCAGTGCTTCCTGATTTGCGGGCACGGGCACGAGGCTCCATTCCAGCAGCTCCCATGCCGTGAAGTCGTAGCCGCCCGCGTCGTTTTCCTCCCACTGCATAGGGTTGAATCCGATGCTCGCGGTCCTGATCAGGCCTTGCATCCACAGTGCCCGGATGACGTGCATCGGGTCGCTCTCATTCGCGGGCTCGCGCAAGATAAACTCCGCCGTGATCCCGTCGCGGTCTACGATCAGCTCAATCGTCTCTCCGATCGTGGCCCACGGATCACGATAGTTGTGGCCCCATTGCACTACCGGGTTGTGCATGTAGTTTTCGATGTCTGCCCCCCAGGGAAGCACCCGATCCTGTTGCCGGTCCAGCGCCCCGGTGCTGATGCGGATGCGCCCGCCCAGCGCCGTTGATTCCTCGATCTCAATGCCCAGCTCTTTTCGTTTCATACCACCACCGCCTTCCGCGTGCACCTGCAGTTGATGATGTTGCCCGGGCTCCCGTTAGGATCCCCCGGTCCTATCAGCATCTCGCCGCCAACCTCAAACATCTCCCCCTTGCGCCGCTCCTGGCCGTGTGCCTCACGGTGCGCCGGCCTCTCGCGTCCATCGAGCGATGTCAACCATACCGAGCCCACGACGAAATCCAGCTGACCCCACGCCGCGTCATCCGCCGCACTGTTGACGCTGGTCATCGTCGTACGTGCAATCCGCTCAAGCGACGCCTCCGATTTGCGGCCCTCCCAGTAGGCCGACAACCGCTCCATGATCTCGGGGATGGTCTCCCCGGCCTCCTCGGCCACCGAGAAAACGTCCACGAGGTCGTTGTAGGTCGTGTCGTTCACCTTTTCGGCAAACTGCCTGAGAATGTTGGCCAACTCCGCCTGTACCTCGGGCCGGTTCATCTCGAAATCAATCGTCACGCCCAGCGACGCCAGCTCCGCACGCCCCGCCGCAGTCAGCGCCGCCAACAGCAGCGGCCCGAACCGGATCAGGAAAGCCTCTTCCTCGACCATCAGCTCAAACAGAAATTGCACGTTCAGCTTGAGCTCCTCGGGCTCAAAGCCCTTCCCGCGCCCGAGGGCCTTTTGATCCCGCAGCCGCCGGTTGACTTCAATCTGCTGTCGCTGAAACTCCTTTTTCAGCAGCCGCGCCATTTCCTCCTCATACCGAGCGACGCGGGCAATCTTTGCGCGCCACAGCCGGGTGTGCTCGTCTGATCCGTATTCCCAGGCTTTGTTAAAGCCACGCAGCGGCGACGTTGATTCCGCCGGCGGGTCCACATTGATCGGCACCATGCTGTAGGGCATGTACGAGACGTTGCCCGCCTCGCCGATGTCAATGTCCAGGCCGACCGTCTCATAGGCCAGATTCGGCGGCGTGCCGTCCGTGATCAGCGTATGCGCCTGTGCGACGCGCTGAGTAATGTCGTCCTGCAGTACCGAGACCTCGGACAGGTCGGTCTCAAACCGTTCGTTGGGCCGCAGTTTCCCGACGCGCTGGAAAAACTCGCTCAGCGTCGAATCGCGATTGCGGATCAGCGGCACCAGGGTGAAAAGCCACATGACCTGTTGGGCCGTGTCGAAGTTTTCGTAAGTGTCTTTGCCGAATCCCATCAGCTCGTCGGGCACGCCGTACATCCCGCCGATCTCCTCACGCGAGAACTCACGCTGCGCTAGCCATTCGGTATCTTTGGGCGCCAGGTTCAGTGGCTTCACGTCGACGATACCGTCCTCAAGGACCACCACGCGGTGCCAGTTGTCCAGTGACTGTGCGTCGCCCTCCAGGCTGTCCCGGAGCTCCTGTCGCTCGGTAGGGGTGGTGCCCTGCGGTGCGAGCGCCACATAATCCGGGCGTGCGCTGTTCTTGAAGAACATCCGAC